GATAAACTGGTCCATGATGCCGGTTTTAAGACCCAGAAAATCGTTCTCGACGCGCTGGCCAAGGCGGGGGGCCTCCGGACCGTCGATCGTGAACCCGGGTAAGTAACGTGCATATCGCAAAGCGTATTAGCGACCCATATCCACAACTTAAGCATTCTAACTAAATTGTAAAACCGGCTAGGCTCATGCTCATGTGAGTGATCCAATCAATCAAACAACAACAAGACACGGCATGAAGACCAGGCTTATTATCTGCCCCTCATATGCAACAAGGGCGCAAGTGGGTGCTGTCTCATGGTTTGTAACAAACTAACTTAAAGCAACATTTCCTTAGGTCTTTCTGGCAAAACAACCCCCGTAAGTCGTCAAGCACTTCAACAAGCTGTAAAGCCACCCGTTCACGTTTTAAATGGATTACGGCACCTATGATGCAACGCAACATGCTTTTCTCCGAATGTGCTTCGATAGAACTTTGTACTAATTTCTATTCGGTTAAGATATGATACGCGGGGACGTAAACATGGACAATATATATTACTGGGTGGGTAACACTTAAGTGTCGTTCAAAAAGAGTTACAGCGAGAAAAATCGCAACATCTTCAGTGCTAACGGCGTTCTGTACGGTACCACATACTCTGGACATCCAACATGTACGTCATGTTGCGGGACCGGCCGGAACTTTACATACCAGCTGCTGCCATATTTCACACGGTTAATCGGTAACGACATAAACAAGGTAATCTTTTAATAGCTGCTTCAAAAATATCGTGGTTAACAGAGCGGCGCATATAGCGGCGACGACGTCTTTGCAATGTTCCGCCATTCTGATGACCGTTAAAAATTCTAGCTTTAATTAATGTAGTATTTCTCGCCTTAAAACAAAACATCCATAAAAGGTCTAGGCCTTGTCGCTAGGCGTCCATCAAAAGCTTTCCGCAGAGGAAACTTCCTGTCTAGGGACATAGCGTTTTACAAACGGCCGATTATAATCAGGCAAGTGGTTAAAACAATATTAACTTCGTCAACTCGTTCGCGCAACTTAACAAGTGACTAGTCAAACTATCTGGCATTCCTGCTTCACACCACAGGCAGCACTACGCCTCTCAGTTAAAAACTCGGTTAATTACGGTTGGCCATGATGAAAAACGTGACTGAAAAGAATAGAGGTGTCATACTGATGTAGGCTTTAAACTAAAAGATCTATGCTGTGGATACCAACATCAAGTATGATTTCTAGTAGGCCGCGTTCGCGCACAACATGCATGTGTAGTAATTCAGATCCCTTGTCAACAGTATGTATCTCAAAGACGGCCGAATACATACGCGTATAGCCGATCTTGGAATGTTCCCGTAAAAAAACATCCATACTTACGCGGTCAGTTTGTAAGCCGTTATTAATAAAACCAAGTCAACATACATAAGCACCGATCCAATCACCCGCACCATGCAAGGTCACAAAAATATGGTCAAATAAAAATAACCAAAACGTG